TGAGATCTCAACGCGCTGGCAAGAGTTCTACAAAGAGTGCGTCGTCGTAGGTCAGATGCCACATGACAAAGTCTGGTACGTCTGTGAGAACTTCATTTACACCGGCGGCTCCTACCAGGGCGATTCGGCAATGATCAGCACCGCGCTGATCTGGGGCGTGGAGGGATATCGGATGGGCCGCGCCGACCAGTGGGCGGCAGGTCACGGACGGCGGAAGATTGTAGTACCCCAAGTTGTGCTGCAGAATCCCGGAGATGCCCAGGCATTCGCGAAGGACGCTAGACTTCGGGAATGGGGCCTCTGGATTCGCGGTCGGGAGCACGAAAGGTCAGCCTGGCGGCATTTGGCACTGTTTCTGAAGAAGTACCAGATTCAGTTCGCCCAGCCCCGTACGCGCGTACGCGCGGGCGCTCGATCGAGCGCGTAGGCGCGCAACGACTGCGACCTGCCAAAAAATGTAGCCATCCGTCGCGCGATCGGGTATGCTCACGCGCCGTGAGCCCACCCCGCCAGCCCCAGCACGATTCCCTCGCCCCAAGCGAGCCGGAATGGCAAGCTGTCCCACTTGGTGTCGGGCAAGTACCGGGAATCTTCGGTGAGGGCGACTTTGAGTGGTCACCAGACTTCGGTAAGATGTCGCTCCAGGATTTCAGGCGAACTCCAGGCCGTGAGAGCGCCGTAGTTGTACATCGCCCGCCGGAGGCTCCGCGCTGATGGCCGGCAAGTCAAGGAACTCTGCCGCAGCCGCGAAAGGTGCTGAGGATGGCAGCTACTACGGCAACCCCAACGTCAAGAAGGGTGAGCCCAGCCCATTTGCGGTTATGAACCAGCGCAAGCGGCGTGAGGAGATGCGCAACGCCCACAACGTCTGTGGTGCCAAGACGTCTGGCACAGGCAAACCTTGCCGTAAGACCGCTGGCCACGGCACGAACCACCCCGGCACCGGCAGATGTTCGCTACACGGCGGCAGGACCGTCGCGCATCAGAAGGCTGCCGCCAAGAAGGTAGCGCATGATTTCCTGGGTACACCGATGGACATCAACCCGTTCGATGCCATCATCTGGTGTATCAAGATCCGTGCCGGCGAAATCAAGTGGCTGAGTGACCGTATGGCCGAGCTAGACCAAAAGGCATGGCTCGAGACCACGATGGTCGGCAAGCAGTTTCACGTTTATGCCCGTGAACGCCATCGGGCGATGCAGGATCTCACCAAGTTCTCGGCGATGGCGGTCGGTCTCGGGATCGCCGAACGGGCGGTCAAGCTGGCCGAACAGTACGGTGAGTTGCTAGCGCAGTATACCCAGAATCTACTCAACGATCTTTGGCCGCACCTGGATGAAGAGGGACGCGCCAAGGCTCCTGGCTTCGTAAGGCTCCGTCTGGTCCAGCTTGATGCCGGTAGAGAGCCTGAGCTCCCGCAGCTTGAAGCAGGGAGGGCAGCATGAGTATTGTGGGAATCTCGCTAACGGGCGTATGGGAGGGCAGCGAGCGGCATGTCGACGCTCACCAAACCGTTCTTGGCCAAGGGCACGTACTTCGTCCGGCATGATCGGCTCTACTACGTGCTTGACTACGAGCTCGAGACACTCAACATCCTGGTTGAAGAATGCCAGACGCTCAGCAAGGAGTGGTTCAGCGCTGAGCAGCTTGATGAGGATGGCTACCGGATTATTCGACGGCGCAGAGGTACACGGGTAGCTCATGTCTGACATGCCTGGAACCGTCAACTTGCGCGCCTACCGGGGCGACAAGTGGTTGCAGCAGTTTCGGTTCCTCATCGGTGATCAGCCCGTTGACTTCTCAACCGCTACCTTGGCGGCAGAGGCGCGCTCTGGCAAGGGTACGTTTGCGCTGGTCGTCGCACCTGCTCAGATCATCGGCTTTCTCAATCTCGGTCTGCCGCCCGAGTCGCTGCCCTGGGGCACGTACGATTACGACCTTGAGGTCACACTTGATGGCGAGACAACAACTTGGGTGCGTGGCCGCCTCTTCATCGAACGCGATGTGACCAACGAGCTGCCCGTGGGAGGTGTCTCTAGTGCCCTATCCTGACGTGATTGAGGTCATCGTACCTCAGACGACGATCCAGGTGGTCCCGCAGGGCACTTTGGTGCCTGGCCCGCCTGGGCCGCCAGGTGAGCAGGGACCACCTGGACCACCAGGACCGGCTGGCATGACTGCTTCTGGTCTCTTCTCCTTCCAGTTCAATGCAACAATCACCGAGCCGCCGACGGGCAGTCAGATACGGATGAACAATGCTGCTCAGTCGGCTGCTACCAAGATATGGGTCACGACGACCACGAGCGACGGAGTCGACATCTCGATGGCCCTGCAGATGTGGGGTAAAGCAGGCAGTGACCTCTATCTGCAGGACAAGAACGATTCGACCAAGCGTCAGCGTTATGTGTCGATCGCAGATGCCGTCGCCAAGGCGGGCTATTACGAGCTCTCGGTGCAGTGGGTCAGCGGCCAGAATCCTTTGCTCGCCCAGGCAATCGTTTTGCTCATGGCGGGTGTCATCGGTGAGTAGTACCACGAAACCCCGTACGGGTAGGCGCCAGGCGGAGCCGGTGGGTGCCGCAGCCCCGGCGCTACCGCCTGGCGTCGTTGATGTTGCGCTCAGAACACTTTTCCCGCCACCCAACAAATACCTGTGGGAGCCGGTACGCTGGGCTCGCGAGAAGGCAAGCCTGTACCTGTGGTCGAAGCAAGTCGAGATCATGGAGTCAGTCAAAGAAAACCGCTTCACCGCCGTCAAGTCTTGTCACGGACCGGGCAAGTCATTCACGGCTGCCAACGTTGGCGCCTGGTGGTTAGACCCGGAGACACACGCTCTAGGAGATGCCTTCCTCATCTCGACCGCGCCGTCCTGGCCGCAGGTCGAAGCCATCCTTTGGAAAGAAATCCGGAGGCGGCACTACGCAGCGAAGCTAGCAGGACGCATCACGCGCGAGTGCCAATGGCTGATGGGTGAGGAAGGCACAAAGCGGCTACACGAATCTGAAGAGATTATCGGTATGGGGCGCAAGCCGCAGGACTATGACGAGAACACCTTCCAGGGGATTCACGCCCGTTATCTGCTGGCTATCCTCGATGAGGCCAACGGCATTCCCGAGGCGCTGTGGGACTCGGTGCTGGCGCTGGCTACCGGGAAGAACTCGCGTGTCCTGGCTATCGGCAACCCGGACGACCCGAACAGCCGTTTTGCCCGCATCTGCCGTCCGGGTAGTGGCTGGAACGTCATCCGTATCAGCGCGTGGGACGTACGCGACGCGATCATCAAAGAGGGCATCCCTGAGGTCGTTGCTGAGCAGCTGACTTCTGAGGAATACATCGAGACGGCGCGTCGTGAGTGGGGAGAGGGATCGCCACGCTGGCAGAGCAAGGTCGAGGGTGAGTTCCCGGATGTCTCTGATGAGTTCCTGATTTCACCGGCGCTGGTCGAGAAGTGTCAGTACCAGGTAAGCCTGCCTGGCTTTGAGCTAGGCCGGTATGGGGCTGACATCGCCCGGTACGGGCAGGACAAGAGCGTTCTGTACCGAAATCGCGGTGGTGTGGTGCGCCTCATCGAAGAGTGGGCGAAAGAGGACACCATGCAGTCGGCCGGAAGGATAGCCCGCAATCTACGCTCTCACGGTGTCCTCCGCCCACCGGCAAACATTGACATCATAGGTCTTGGCGCGGGCGTCTACGATCGCCTACGCGAGCAGCGGCTCAATGTTGCGCCGCATCAGGGCAGTACGCGCGCACTGAACCCTGCCAAGTTCAAGAATCGCCGTTCCGAGGTCTGGTGGACGTTCAAGGAGCTCATGGACGAAAGCCTCATCGATCTAGATCCCGCTGATGACACGCTTGCGGCCCAGCTGACAAGCATCAAGTGGAATACAGACTCAGCCGGGCGCATCTACATCGAGACCAAGGAAGACATGATGGCTCGGGGTCTCCCCTCCCCGAATCACGCTGATGCGGCCATCATGAGCACGGTCTCGGCAGGAGCGGTCCCGGAGCGGCCTCAAACCCCTAGCCGCTCCGAGACCGCCGACATCCTCGAGAAAGTGTGGTGAGATATGACTGAATGGTGGGAAAAAGCGTACAGGGGTGGCGGCCCGGCGAAAGTCAAGGGATTCCCGCGTCCGCTGTACCCGCCGGATGTACCGAAGAGCTCAGGCTACGAACCCTCATCGCGCGGGCCAGACGTCATCGCGTACAAGCGTACAGTGTCGCGGTTGGGGCGCTGGCCGTGGCAGACGTTTGACGACGGGTACTGGAATGACTTTGCGCACGGCGAACCCGGTGGTAACGTCGGCGACTCCGGCGTCGAGGGTGTTCAGCGGCAACAGAAGATTTCCGCAAGCGGCTGGCTTGGTAAGCAGACGTTTGACAACCTGCGCTACTGTCTTGTTCCGGAAGGCAAGCAGCATGCAGGTGAGCAGGCGATGGATCATGTTGCCTGCGATCTCATCAACGAAGCTTGGGAGATGTTCCAAGGCAAGGCTCCGCCTGCTGCGTACACGCCGCTCAAGCGCAAGTACATCCCCAGCCCGAACTACTCAAGCCGAGGAGGGTCCTCGGTCCGGCTGATCGTGCTTCACACCGCCGAAGGTGCGACGACCATCGAGTCACTTGGCAACTTCTTCGCCAGCTCAAGTGCCGGCGTGTCTTCACACGCGGGCGCTGATGATCAAAAGGGCATCATCGGCGAGTACGTCCGTCGCCCTGACAAGGCATGGACGCAGGCCAACGCGAATCCGTATTCTGTGTCCCTCGAGCTATGCGCGTTTGCGAAGTGGTCTTCGGCGCAGTGGAATGAGCACCCGAATATGCTCGAGAACTGCGCCCGCTGGATCGCCGAGGAGGCCAAGCAGTTCGGCATCCCGATCACGAAGCTGACTGCC